GGCGACCATCTTCATTGTAAACTTCAACAACTTGCCAGAAGGCTTGCGAATATAGCAATAATGATTCGACTGTGTAAGCAATCGTAACTGATCGAGGTTGAGAATATGAAGGCTGCTCTAACCAGACTGGTGAGCCAAGTTCTTCGTTAGTTGATTTTCTGTAAAGCTCTAACGGGATTGCGCCGATAGTGCCAGCCAAAAGATTGCGGCATCTTTGCAATGCTGGTACGGAGAGGGCATCTTCTCTGCTGACGAATGCATATTGAAACGGCATTGCATAAGGTGAATACTCACCTAAAACTTGAGGGGCATACTGCGCTTCGACAGACGACTTTTTAGAAGGTGATTCTGCTCGCGAAAATATACCCATAGCCTAAATGATAGCACAACCTAGACAGATTGCTAGTATTTGTCAAGTTATGATTTGTGGTTTTGGTTGAGGGATCATCAACTTTGATACGACCATTGCCAAGCCGATTGGGGCTGAGATGTCACCAGCAGACTTTCGCTTAATGATTCTCCATGCTGAGTCATTGACTTTAGCTGCACAGTTGTTCATCTGCTGGATCAATTCTGCTTGTCCATTGTGGACTACTCGATGATTGACCAAGCCTTCTAAGAGATCGCCACAGGCTTTGTAGAACTGCTGGCCTGAGATGTCCTCTGTCATTACTCCAGCGTTACTTAATCGATCTGCAATGGTCTGGGTTGCGTACTTGTCAAAGCAGACAACACGCGGCTTATAGATGTCGCACCAGCTTTTGATTGATGCAGCCATTTTAAGTTCATCGATGGCAACCTGAGAGCTGTAAGTTTCCAAGATCCCGATGCCAATCCGTCCATCTGGCAGCAGTTGTCCTGCGACTAATGATCCGTTCCGCCGTGACGGACTGACATCGAAACCGAATACAGTATAAGCCCCTGGACTCATTTCCAGCGTATTATCTGAAGTTTCTTCAAGAACTCCATGAGGCCAAGGACTTGACAGACTGTCAATCCACTGGCAAAGGGTTTCGGTTCTTGTATTTTCAATCGGACTTGTTGCAATGGCTTCTTCGATTGCATCTTCGGTAATTGTGTAACCAAGGGAAGGGTTAGCAAGAGCCCAGGCAGTGCGATCAGTGATCTTGCAATACTGAGGCGCAGAATACTCATAGAAGCCGTAAGACTTTGGCGGATAGTCGATAGCGCGTTCTCTAAGGTCATTAAGCACAGTGCTAAAAGCATCACCAGCATTAGAAGTTAAAAGAGTCTGCGAATTAGGGTGCGCTCTGGTTGTTGGAGTCGCTGCCCGGAATCCGTCCTCGGTGATCTCTCGAACTTCATCGATGTAAAGCAATCCATTGACTGATCTTCCGCGAGAGCCATCGCGAGTAGCTGCGACAACATCAAGCCTTGCCCCAGATAGCATCTCGATCGACTCAGTGCCGTTGGCATGTCGGATCTGTTTGACGAATCCTTTGAGATGGTCATTGGTTTCTAAAAGGTGAGTTACTTGTCTGAAAGTGTCCAAAGCCATGCTTCGATTTGAGGACATGATCAAGACATTGGTATTCCACTTGATCAAGTGAGCAAGAATCAGCATTCGCGCTAAATGTGTCTTGCCGTTCTGCCTGGCTACCAAGATTAAGTTTGTCTTGCGAATCCAGTTGCCTTTTTTGTCGATCGTGAGCATATCTTTCAGCACAAACTCCTGCCAAGGCATCAAAGGCATCTTTACAATCTCACAGAGATCCTTGACATCTTGCAGCTTGTTATCGCCCTTTAGAAGTGGACTGTGAAGCCTTGGTTTGGTTGCCCCTCGTAGGGCTTTGGATCTTTTGGGCTTATCTGTCATTGACTCGGACTAGGTCGGGTCTTAAAAGGACTGTCCAGCATCGGTTCGGACTGCATCGGGGAGATATTGCCAGGAAAGACAGGGGGGGTAGCCGTCTTACCTAAAAAAACCCCATCATTCATGCTTCCTTTGCGTAGATTGCATGACTTGCATAACACTCTTAAGTTGTCGAGGTCATGCGTTCCCCCAGACTTACGACTAATTATGTGATCGATATGCATCTCACCTTGATCAGTGCCACAGATCTGACAGATCCTGCCATCTCGACTGAACACACGCTCTCGCTGTGTCCGGTAACGCCGACTGTTTAACTTATCTAATGCCATGAATGTTTCTTCCAATGATCTAGAGCTGCACAGAAGTCTGGCTCATCATACTCTGTTTCACCATAACGATTGATGACATAGCGTCTAGCCCAATCGTACTGTTCTTCAGGAGTAGCTGTTGCTAACCATTGTGATCTACCCTGAAGGAATCCATGATGGCTACCATTCTTAGCCTTGAAGTTCCAGTTACTCTCTTTAGTTGCAAGAGTATCTAAGCATTGATAAGTGTTAACTGTTAAATGGCTTTGAATATATTCTTTAATAGTTAAAGGTTTAACTTCTTTTGCTACTGCTTCTGTGGGTGCTGATTCATATATGAATAGACCTGCCCCAACAGCTAAACACGCGGTCGCGAGCAATCGCCCACAGGCGCTCGCTAGCGAGTTATAGCGTAGCAGTCGTGTCAAATCCATTGATGTTTTACGCATGATCTTGGGCGTGTCTAATCCTGCATGCAATCATGTTTTTCATCTGGGTTGAATGAACAATAGTAACAACCCATTGGCTCATGACAGTAACGACATTGATATTCGAACTGCACCTCTTGACAGCAGCTGAAGTAAGCAGTGCTTGATCCAACCATGTTGTAATGCTGTGGCATTAGTTAGGTTCTCCTGTTCTAATGAACTCGATGATGCGATTGATTAATGCGCCTTCTGCTTCATTGCCACATCTGGCACAAACACAAATAGGCAGATAATGGCGTGTAACTTCTGCTGCTAATACTTCTCTAAGATCTTGTAATACTGTTTTCATTTCTTGTCCTTTCCCCAGCCAGTACCTTTGAAGATCGCTGGCGTTGCGGTGAATACCCGAATCATGGGAGTTGAACAGTGCAGCACCGGGTTACCTACTGCGCTCATTGAGTGTTCAAGCTCTTGCGTTTGCCCACATACTATGCATTCATAGTCATACACTGGCATTGTGTTCCTCGCATTTCGTGCAATATGTGTAACTGCTAATCAACCAAGTGCCACAGCCTTTGCATCGGCTTGGCTCTTGAAACCATTCTGAGTAATCGACTTTATTGAGTAGCTGAACCAGATCTGAGAATCGAAGCATTGCACCGTATTCCGCTGCATCTTCTCCCTGTCCATTGAATCTCATCACGACGATCGACAGCTTCCCATCTGCTCTCTTTCGTGTCTGATCCAGCCACTCCTTCGGTTGGAAGGCAGATCGTGCTTTCACTTCGATGTCGAACGGAACACCTGTGACATCACTGCCTTGCCTACCTGCCCCAGCACTGTCCGCATAAGGGAACCACTTTTTTAGGTACTCAGCGACGCACTTCTGAGTGCGGTAGCCCCGATGCTTACGATGCTGGGAAGCCATAAGTTACAACCAGATCGGTGGGCATTGTTCTGCCCGATTCTTAGCCGAACAGGTATAGCCTTCATAAGGCTTACCTGTCTTAGATGATGTGCCAGTCTTATGAATCATCGATCCATGCTGGCACTTTGGTGCTTGAGGTAATTCTTTGGCATTGAGTTCATCAGCTAGTAAGTTCATCGCTGAACTTAAAGTTGGCGCACCCTCGACTTGTACGACTTCTTGAACATCTTTAGGGCTTTCAATCGTCCAGGCATCTGCTACTGGTTCTGGGAACTTTTCTTTAAGAATGGGTTTTTCCGTCTTGATTGTATTGGGTGACCCCATTGATACTTTCTGCATTTCTTCTCTGGAAGGGCGTCTGCCTTTAGCAGCATAGCCTCCGTTAGCCAATGCGCGCCCAAGACTTGAAGTCTCGCAGTTTTCCAAAGCGCTAGTTGAATTAACGCCGCGGTCAGTATCCTTCTCTTCAGCATACCCAGTAGAGAATGCGACTTGGTCGAGAAAAGTGCGGTAGAGATAGGCTTTAACAACATATCGATGAGCTTCACATACTTCCAATACCGTTGAGATACGTCCATCTGGATAATCCTTCCAAAACTTTTCCAGTCGGCTCTCGACTGTTTCATAATCAGCTAAGTTAAACGCCATGATTGATCTCCTCTTGCTTTACTAGAAACTCGGCTTGCTCGGTTAAAGGCCAGTGAGATCCATCTGGCCAGATTGACACCCAGACAGCACAAGGCTGGCAATAATGTCGGTTGATTCCCTTAGACTTAGCATGCTGACTTACCACAGTCCAAATAGCTAGTGTTTTACCTTTGCCATTAGGGTGATCTTGACCCCAACGCATCTTGCAGTAATCACACCATTGACCGGGCTTGGCCTTAGTAACTGTCAAGGTCTGTCCAATCAGTTGATGTAATAGAGCCAGCGATTGCAGAGTAGCTACAGATGTCTTTGTAACTGTCTGGGTGGTTTGCCGTTGTTTTAATTCGCGAGATTTTGGTGAGGATAAGACAGATTGCGACTTCGTGTGGCTCGATGTTCTTGTCAAGATACACACTCCAGAGTCTTGCGATTTGAATGTGATTGAGAGTTGAATCGCCGTACTCACTACCTCGCTCGACGAGGAGTTGCTTGGCTTCATCGAGGATTTCACTGGCCTTCACTCTGACCAGAATGTGTGTCGGGCAACTGAGCGACCCAGTGCGTAGCCTTCTTCTTTACCTTCTTTAAATCCCATGCCATATCCAGCAGCTATGCCAACAACTAAAAACGCTAACATAACTAGATAAAAATAAAGATCTGTGTTCATTTTAGCCCTTTCCATCAAGTCAACGGTTGACTGATAAGGCTTAAGGTACAGGTTGCCGAGGACTAATCAATCACCTTTTGATAACGAAACGGTAACAATTCTGCATCGTCCATGTGGTTGTCGATGTCGCGCTTAAGCGGATTATCGAGATCGTCCATACCTGCGACCGTTAACGGCAAAGGTTCCGTCCTTCTCGATGTGAATGATTGACACTTGAACGCCTTTAGCATCTTCTTCTAAGATTAAGAATGCCTGTTGCCAGTTCATTGTTCCCTTTGTGTAATGGGCTTTGCGAATGTCCATAAGATGTCCACCTTCGAAGCCACGCAGAATGCGGCCTAATTTGCCCCCTGAAGCCTCTGTGAAGGCCGACTGGCCAGCGCGGTGAGTGTGGCCACAGATCACGCTTAGCCCATGCCTACGGGCTGCTTCTAGGGCTGTGAGGCCAGGCGTAGGTTTAATGGCCTGTTCATCTCCATGCACTGCAACATAACCTTTAGCAATGGGAAATGGCTTTTTATGATAAGAGATACCCAGTTCATCGAGCTTCATAAACTTTTCAAAGCGCAACTCTGGCAATGACAAGAATGCTGGGATCTTGTTCATGATGACGTTGTAAAGTCGATCAGTATGGTTTGACCTGATCATGTGGGCTTCTTTGGCGTACTGGGTCAATTCCCAAAGGACATTGACCGTCATATCGCGATCACTAGCTAGTGTTTGTTCGTACCAGCCTGGCTTGTTTTCCGTCCATCGGCTGATCTGTGGGAGATCGATCTCATCTCCAAGAGTAACGACAGCATCGGGGCGAATCGCCTTAATAAAACTTGAAACATTTTTAACTGCTACTTCATCGTGGTATGGAACTTGTAAGTCTGGAACTACGATGGTTCTTTTCATTAATCCTCGTCATCGTCGGGATAAAAGTCCGGCATTCTGCTGGGATTATCGTTGATGCGTTTAGGCAGAATCCAATCAGGATATGAATAAGGATCCATAAGCAATGACATGCAGATGTCTGTGGCAAAACCAGCCTTGCGCAAAGCCTTGTAATACTCATTAAGACCAATGCAATAGGCTTCTAAAGGCGTATAGCCTTGATCCTCTAATGCCTTTGCTTTGCGCGGAGCCATGGTTTATTTTAGCGTTCTAAAAGTATGTTGTAAATCTCATCGACTCGTGTGTTGAGTCGTTTGATCTCGCTGAGCAAGTGTGTGATCACATAACCAGCCAATCCACCGATTGTCACAAGAGTGGCAATATAGAGCTGAAAGAACTCGGCCTGTGTCATTTTCTTCCAAGTTCATCTTTAGGATCCAGGTATCGCAATACTGGTGGAATAATCGAAGCAATGCCAGCAGCGATTAAGGCCTTTGGCTCAGTAACTCCAGCTGCATACATTGAGATAACTGCTACTAAGAATGCTCTGCCCCATGAGCCTAGTGCGTTTTGTAGATCTTTCATTGTGTTCCACCAATCATAGGTATTTGAAGAAACTCACCATTAAGGTCAGCCGCTTTCGTAAACGAGATGTGACAGTGTTGCGTGTGTTTGTTGATTCCTGTGTATTTGCGCCATTTCCATTTAAGGATTGGGCTTGCGATCTTGCCATCGAAGATGATGTATGAGATGCGCTTTGACTTATCAGACTTTGCAAAGACACGAATCTGATCCGCAAGATCTGGCATGAGGTCAGGTTTAGCCTTGCCTGCAAGATCTCGATCGACATCGATGGCACGAACCCAGCCGTTAGCATCAGGATTGTGATCTGAAGGGCGCGCGCTGTGTCGAGTATCGCCGATCCAACCATCAGAAGTTCGATCTCGATCTCCGAAGGTGTCGTCAATCTGTTCTCTTAACTGGATTGCGCACTTAGAAAGTCTTGGCTTCATTATCCGAGCAGCAATGCAGCTTCTTCAGCAGTGATGCCAAGTTTAGCCAATAGTGCAGCTTTGTCTTCTGCCGCTTTATCAGCTGCTGCTGCCTTGGCTTCATTGGCTTTGACATCTGCCTGGTATTGCGCGAACTCTTGGTCATTCATCTCACGATCGATAACTTCATCGGTTTCGCTGTTGTGGATTCGAACCATTGGTTTAGTCATTATTTAACCCCATATACTTTAACTGTTCCGCCGTTGAATGAAGATGTGTCTGCGTTAAATTGCAAAGAAGTTATTGCGGTATTTGTCAAAATATTTCCAGTAGCGTTAACAGTTTCTGTGACACTCGAATTGTTTATGTATTGACCTCGACCGGAATAAGGCTTGTAATTAGTGGTCGAAGCATAGTTATCAATAAATAAAACATAAGCGTTGTTAGTGTTGTTTAACACTGAATTATTGTAATTGAAAGCTATGTTGCCAGAAGCTGTTGCCTGTGTGTTGACTGTGGTATTTGTTCCAAATACGTTAAGCACAGAACATATTGAACTTGAACCATTTGGTCTAACATTCATATAAGCACCAGCCGTTGCGCTAAATGAAACTCCAGTTATTACAAGATATAATTGATTATAAGCTTGGCTAATGCTTGAAATAGTGGTTGATCCTCCTGAAAGTGTTGTTGGTGTGCCTAGCAAAGTCATGCCACCGCCCGCAGCACCCACGGCAACCCAGGCTGATCCAGAGTAATACTCAGTTGAATCAGTGTCTTTTAAGTAAGAAATATTGCCTTCTTGTGGGCTAGTCACAGCAGCAGTGCGAGCAGCCGCGTCAGCGAATACCCAAACTCCCTGCATGAGGTATCCGTTAGTGTCTGCGGCTGTGAGAACATCACCTGTGGCGAATGTCTTGAAGCCTTGTCCTGCTGCCATCTGTTCTCCTTAGTAAGAAAGTGTGTTAGTGCCTAGTATCCCATAATTCGTCGATAATATGAACGAATCCAGGATTGGCTCTAGCGTGGTTAGGGTGGTCTTCCATGCACTCGGTTTTATGTCATGTGACACGCCGAATACTTGCAAAGTCTTGGTTAGGGTCGATGAACCCGGTTGAGTCGTAGTTACTGTAATTGGATCAAAGAAGTCAAGATCCAAAGCGGCAGTAATGCCAGCATTGTAATTGGCAGTGTATAGATCCAAAGTAACTGCATCGCAACGGATCGAAGTTTCTTGGCGAGAGGCAACGAAAGCTTGCGCATTGTTTAGGGCTTCCGCATCTGTTTCCATGAGCAGGTTTTGCTCTTGATATGAGTGCAAGAAATACTTATCGATCGAATCTTGATTAAAAGCAACTTGTGGTGTGCCACCAGTGCGAGTGATTGTGGCCTTGTTAAATACTAAAGTGTCGTCTAACTTCCAAAGGGCATTGTTATACGAAATGCCAGTGCCATTGTCGTTAAAGTCAACTGGAGTGCCAGCAACGCTTGAAGAAGTAAGGGCGCGATCTTGAAAGACTACGTTGCCAAAGCCGTCCATATAGAGCGAGCCATATTCAGTGCTAGTGACTAGCTGCATTGCGCCAAGGGAAGTTCTAAGAGTGCCTGGGTCTGCTTGAACTGTGGTTTGGCCAGCATCGATGTCACGCATACCAGTCGGCCAGTTAATTTGATCAAGGATTTTGCCGATACGAGTGCCAGTCGTTTGACCTGCTGGAGTAGTTGCCACTGTTGTTATCTGGGCATTCTGGAATAGTCTAAAGCCATCGACTGCTTGAATAGTTGTGTAAACGACTTCACCGACATCTTTAGGGGTAGTTGTGTTATATGAGGTTATGTAACCTGCAAAGATTGGGTAAGTAGTTCCCTCGTAACTAGCAGTAATAGTTACCTTACGCATTGGATTTAAAAGTTCATAGTACGGCGATGATGGATTCATCGGGTTGAAGTCGCCGTTCTGATCAATGATCCGAAGGCTCATTGTGCCAGTCTGGAATATGTCTGACAGAGCTGTGCGACCGCGATGAGTTTTGATTGAATCGACTACGCTAGAAACATCGACTGTAACTGCTGTGCTATCGGCAAGAGCATTGACTCCCAGAACGCCTGAATCCAAGATCATAGGCGAGGCAAAGCCAGCACCTGTTGAAAAGTTGATGATGGCGTTAATTACTGGGAGTGTCATGATTACTCAAAATCCGGTAATGACCCAGGTGGCTTTATTTGTAATCCTTGACCCAAACCGATTGTTACTGCATCAGTTACAGCTGTCACGAACTCATCTTGCATAATGGTCGTGCCATTATTGGTTACATTAACTGTTATTTGTGGTGTTGTAGTAGAACCAGTATTAGTCTTTGGAATAACAGGGAACAAATTTTCTAAATCGAAAAATGATGATGGTACATATACTGGTTCGGTTGGAACAATTGTGGTAGTAACCGTACCGCCACCTGTGCCGCCTATCTGAAAAAGTGACTTAGGGTCTTGTTTACCAGCGCCAGGGCCACCAGGCTGTTGAGCATTAGGATTTAAAATTGAAGAGGACATGTTAATTGGCATGCCAAGAATGCTGGAAAGTTGTGCTGAAATTAAAGCCAGGGAATCGATCCATGCTGAGAATGGGTTAGTGGCTGGCTTAATGGCATTGATCTGACCTTGGAGAGCAGCTGTGGCTCGCTGTGAGTCTTCTAGTTGCTTCTGTAACTTATTGGCTAAGTCAAAGTCCTCGTTAAGGATTGCGCGCTGTAATTCTAGGCGTAACTTCTCATCGGCTGAAATCTTGCCTTTTAATGCTGCTTCAATCTGAATCTTGTCAATGTCAAAGATCGATTGAGCTTTTGCAAGTTTGGCTGCATTAGAAGCTGCTAATTTGTCGGCTTTGATCTTGTTGGCTGCAATCTTTTTTGCAGTTGCAATCTGAGCTGCTGCTGCTTTCTTTGCGGCTATGTCGGCCTTCTGAGTGTCCATGTTTGATCCACCAGTTAAAGGTACATTTCCCATGCCCTTGAACTTGGTGATGTCTGTAATTGTTCCACCAGTGATTCCACCAATGATCCAGTCATACCATTTCAACTTACTGGCAACTACAATCATTTTACTTAATGAAGCGGCAACACTATCGATCTTGCTTACTGCTTGATCTACATCACCATTGCCAGCAAGATTTGCGAATGCTTCAATTAAACCAACACCAATGGTTTCTTTGGCATTATTTGTAGCAATAGCCAGTTTGTCCATTGAACCAGAAACTGAGTCTGCTGATTTAATAGCTGCGCCAGCAAAGGTTGCAGCCAAATCTTTGGTAACTTCATCAAAGGATTTAGTTGCAAGATCGGCTTTAGATATTCCAACACCCAACTTGCTAAGGGCTGTATTGCTACCTAGAAAAGCCTTCGCTAATGCTGAAGTAACTGAGTCAAGATCTTTGCCAGTGCTTGCGCTGATGTCCATTGCGATACCCATAAGTCGCTGGGTTTCAGCAGTGTCGCGTGTGGCAATGGCTAATCTAGAATAAGATGGGCGAAGTTTGTCATCAACGATTGCATATTCTTTTTCGATACGTTGGATATAGCCTTCAGCAGTCGCTGCATCGCGTTCTAAGCCGACATTTTTTAAGGCTAGGGCTAATTGTTGCTGAGCCTTTAGATCGGCTGCTGCCGCCTTTACAGAGGCTTTGCCATAGGCAAGAACAGCGGCAGTGCTAAAGGTTAAACCTAAAGTCTTGCCTAAACTTTTGACACTTTTCTCAAGACCAGTAGTGGACTTGCCAGCCTTATCAAAGGCTTTCTTGCCAGTAAACTCAGCTGCTAAATCAATTAAAATGTTTGGCATTATCCAACCACCGATGCTCTTTGGTTTAACTTAATCTTCGCTTTTTCAATAGCCTTTAGAACGCCAGTTTGGGCTTTGCCTTGATCTTCTTCATAAGCACGATAAAGGACTCGACCTTCCATTTTGGCCTTACCCTTCATGGAAGATGAGTATTTGTTATTTAGATTCTGAACAAACTTTGAATCTGGAGTCTTGCGCCCAGCGGTTTCATAGATCGCACCAGCAGCAGTCTTATTGAATAGGCGCGCTAACGATCTGAATCCTCGTCGATTAGGTTTTGAAGGTGTTGTCTTGTAACCAATACCAGCCTTAACCATCGATGCGTTATAGGTAGGGAATCTGCCTTCACCCATTGGTCTAGGTTGCCAACCACTAAGTATTTGACTCTGGGAAGGCGCATAGCCCCTAGCTGTCTTAACAACAGGCTTAAGGGCTATTGCCATCTCTTTCGGTAATTGCTTGGCTAAATCAGGTGTGAATTGCTTCAAGGCTTTACGAAGTGCGACTGCGCCCTTTACTGCGACTGGCATCTTTCATCTCCTTGTTTCGATCTTTCATAGCCTGTAATAAAGCCTTGAACATTCTCGAATCAAGTTCGAGTAAGTCGTTAGGCGCGATACTCGTTTCTAAACTTAATCTTGCGACCAAGTAAGTAAAAGAGTCACGCCCTATAATTCCGGGTCATCATCGAGGACTTCCACCTTTTGAAGTGTGTCCAAGAACTCAGCACCAAACATCTTGACAGTTTCACCGCTACGGCGAATGCACTCCCAAGCCAGCCAATACACATCACTCTGTTTTTCATCGTCACGAAAGGCTTTGTGAAAGCCCTTCTTGGCGTAAACCTCGAATGCGTATTCGATCGATGGGGTTATCTGATGATCAGATACAGAGCCATCTGCCCTTGTGATCTTTAGCTTTGCCATTCTTTAGCCCTTTTCTTTAGTAGTTAGATTATGACCAAGTACCAGTTGTTGCGATTGCTGTCTTGCTGTTGCAGGTAAATGTAAGATCCATCATACCTTCATCAGCGACAGCACCATTAATGTCTGTTAAGTTGTCAACCAAGATTGTGCCTGAATATAGAACGTTAGTTGCTGATACAGCAGCTGATGAATCTTGGATTGCTGCGAAAGCAACAGTTGTTCCATAAGCAGCCTGAAGGGTTGCTAGAACGTTTGCTGCTGCTGTGTCGTTCAAGAATGAGACTGTGATGGTATCTGCTGAAAGTCCGGTAACGAACTTATGAGCTGTGTCGCCCATAGCAGTAACTTCGATCTGGTCTGACTGACGATTAAGTGTGAACGCAGTGACGTGATCTGAAAGATTGATAGTGGCAATCTTTAGACCGACTTTGTTATTTAGAAAAATTGCCATGATTATTCTTCTTCCTTCTTAGTAGTTACTGGCTTTGGTGCTGTGGTGATCTGACCAATCTTCTTCAAGAAGGCTAGATCCTCTGGTGTTAGGTCTGACATATTAACTCCAACTTGTTAGGATTGATACGGACATCTCGCAGCTGAGCAGATCACCTGATGCAGCATTGAGAACGCTTGGGGCAGATATACTGCCTACATTATAGGTCAAAGAACTAGCAGCGAGTAAATTAAACACTCGAACCACATTAGTTTCAATGCCGTTTAAATTGCCTTCGTTATCAAATAAAGGCACAGTAATAATAATCTTAAAGTTAGCCAGTGCGCTGACTGTGTTTCGCGCATTGTTGCTTGGCGCAAGGTAGGGATCGTCTGGGCTTACGATAACTGAATTGGCAAGAACCACTGAAGGTGGGAATGCAAAAGTCTGCCAAAGTGAGTTATCAACTAAGGCAGTTGCCAGGGTAGTTCGAAGGGTAGTTATCGCTGATGGCATTAGCCCACCATTGAGCGAGGGTCTAGCGCGTGTGCGATTAATCCTCTGACCTTAGCGAGAAGCTGTGCGCTCATTCGGTAAGGTGAGGGCTGGAAATCTACGGAGTTAGAACCAGTTAAAGTGCTGGTTCTCGCTTGCCAGATCTCGACAGCTATCATCAAAGCGGCTTGCTGAATTGCCATGTCCAATGCCCAGTCTTGTGTTTCACCATCGGTTACTACTGCGTAAGGGTTAATAGGCTGTTTAGGTGTATTTGTTAAATGTGAGGTAGTTACAGTAATGGATCTATTGCTAACGCCTGTGATTGTCTTAGTGCCGTTAAAGTGTGATCCTGCATTAGCGATCTTAATTGACTGCCCTATGTAATAAATATTTTCTACGCTTGTCTCAAAATAAAGAGTACCTACTGTGCCTGTGTTTTCTTTGGCAATAGCAAATTCTGTGTTAGCCCAAAGCATTGGAAGTAGGACTGCATCTGATGCGTCGCAGACTTCCTGAATTGTTGCATCTGGGTACAGCGAGCCAACGCCGAGAACGCTCTTGAGTTCAGCTACTGTGCAGAGTGACATTCCAATTCCTTTCTAAAGACCAAGAGGGGGCAAGGGCTATGCCCCCTCTCAGCGACTTAGTGGGCTTACGCCTTGTTGTTCTTGAATGCGCCAGCAGCAACCTTTGTTGCGATTGCGCCAAAGCCGTAGTAACCGATAGTTACTTGACCTGCTGCTGTTGATTCTGCGCGTAAGCGGTATGTTGGTGACTCATACCAGGTATATGAATCTGGGTTAACGATAAGGATTGTTCCATCTGTATCGCCAGCGTTTGTTGGATCGACATAGAGGTTAAGTCCTGCAACATTACCTGTTAGTGATGTTGGGGCTACTTGACCGCCAGCGTTCATTGGCTGTGATGCTGTGTAGATTGGGCGACCTGCATCGTTAAGTGACATGATGTTTGACCATTGTCCTGTTGATACAACCATATTGCGAGCAAATGGGTTAGGTAGTCCTGCTGTGGCTGCGTAAACAGAAGCAGATCCGCGAGCAACAATTCCAAGCAATTCAGCTGCTGTTGGGTATGTTGCAACTGTTGTTGCATCAAGTGATGCGCCTGAGATAAGTGCAGCGTTTACTGCTGCGTTTGTTGTCTTTGCATAAGCTGCTGCCATGTTGCGCACTAGCTCATCAAAGAATGCTGGAGAAGTACGATCTAGAAGTTCAACAGAGAATGTCTGTTGTCCTGCATACTTCTTAACTGATACTGATAAGAACGCTGAGTTCTGATCTGTATCTGTAAATGCTGCACCTTCTGCAACTTCACCGACTGCTGGCATTACTGTGATCTTTGGGATCTCAAAAGTCATACCGGCATCTGGAAGCACTCCGCGAGAAATTGCATCGATTGATGGGCGAATTGTTGTGCCAAGTGGGTTAATGATTTCATTTAATTGACGAGTTGGTACAAGACCAGCGTTGTCTGTTGTGTCATCTGCTGCAAGTAGGTATTGACGAGCTGACTCATCACCTAGTGCTGCACGAATTGTGTTCTCTGCATACTTAGCAGCTGTGATTTCAATGCGTGGCTTTGTGTAAGCCATTGCTGTGACAGTTGGGCGAGCAGCTTCAACCGCTTGTGCTTCAACTGGTGTTGCTTCGACGGCTGGAGTGGTATTTTCCACGTTGGCTATCTCGCTTTCTGTTGGTAGGGGTTCTTCTACTGCAACAGATTCTTCTGCTGCAATATCAGTGACCTGGGCTGACTTAAATGCTGGCTCAGTCACTAAACTTACTTCGACCAAGCGAGCAGCGGATACATATGTCACGCCGTCCTTGATCTTTGATTTTAGAACTTCTGCACCGATGCTTAGTCCTGATTGCAAACCTTCTTCGGCAAGGATTAGGGCTTCTGTGCCGCGTTGTGAACGACTTACAGAAAATACAGCATCGATAGAATTCTCTGACTCGGAGAAGCTGACGGCACGACCCAAAGGTTTTTTAGAATCATGCTGATTTAACAATTTTATGGTCTTAGGATCTGTGATCTCGATTGATCCAGAGGCAAAGATAACTTTGCCCATGTTGGTTGATCCTGCTTCAATGTTAAGAGGCACGATCTTGCCTGAGATAGTGCGATTGGCTGAATCGGCTGTGAGTTCAGCTGCGAATGTGATTATCTGGGTCATTGCATTCCCTGACTTCCGTTAGGTGTTAGATCTGTCATTTCCATTGCTTGTTCTTGAGTAATGAGTTCAAGTTGTAATAGTTTTTCGATTACTGCCAGTTCTGCTAATG